TCGCTAGTGGACGACAGCCGCGCCGTCATCGAGCGCCGCTTCCTGACGGTCGAGCAGCTGGAATCGCTGCGCGGCACGCCAGGCATGACACTGCCGCCGAAGGACATGCTGCGCGAGATGGCCAGGAACCGGCCGATGGACAGCGCCGACACGACCAAGCAAGTCTCGGAAGGTCTTCGCGGCGTGAACTTCCGTCCCGGCTTCGACGACTACGCGGAGATCGCGCCCGACCGGACGCTGGAAGTCCTGGTCTACTGGACGGAGAAGCGGAACGTCTGGGTCCTGAATCGCGAATGGTGCGCCTACAACGACGAGAATCCGTACGGCTTCATTCCCTACGCGTTCGCGCCCTGCTACACCGTCCTCGGCCGTTTCTACGCCATGGGCTACGCGGACGTGCTGGAAGGCAACCAGCGCTACATCCAAGGCATCACGAACGCGCGCCTAGACGAGCTGTCCCTGTCGCTGAATCCGCCGCGCTTCCGCAAGCGCGGGCCGGCGCTGACGCCCTCGCAGCTACGCTGGCGTCCCGGCCTTGTCGTAGACATGGAGTCGCCGAAAGAGGACATGCTGGTACAGCCCTCGCAGAACGTGACGGCCAACTCGTGGCAGGAGGTCCAGTACCTGGAGGCCACGGCCGAGAAGCGGACGGGCGTGAACTCCATGGTGACGCAGGGCATGCCGATGCGCTCGAACGCGTCGCGGACGGCGGCCGGCGTCAACGCGCAGATGGAGGGGCCGACCAGCCGGCTGCGCTGCATCGTCGAGCAAGTCGAGAACTACCTGATCGTGCCGATGCTGCACAAGATGCTCGCCATCGACCAGATCGTGAACGGCGCCTCCGCTAAGCCGCTTAACGGCATGGTGGGCGGCGAGATCACGCAGGTGGCGCCCCAGGACCTGTCCGGACCCGTGCGCTTCCGTATCAGCGCCTCAAGCCGCATGCTGACGCAGGGCAAGCTAGCGCAGCTCGTGCCGTTCCTGTCCCAGTACCTGCTGAACGGCGCCTTCCTGAGCCAGCTAGCCAAGTCCGGCAAGACGATCAACTTCGACGAATTCTTCACCATGATCCAGGACGCGACCGGGACAAAGGACTCGTACACGCTCGTACGGCCCATGACGCCCGAGGAGCAACAGGCGCTGAACCAGCCCGCGCCCGAGACGCTCATGCGGATGCAGCAAGCGCGCGAGTCGAACCAGACGCGCGTCGCCATCGCGGACAAGAAGAACCAGACCGAGCTACAGCTGGCCGGCCAGGAACGCGACGTCGCCGACGAGGAGATGGCGTACAAGCTGCTGGGCCTGCTGCGGGAGCTGGAGGCCGCGCGCGGCGAGGCGGGCAAGCCCGCCGTGCCGGCCGAGCCCGATCCGATAGCTGCCGCTGGCGGCTACTGAAGGAGTCTCTATGCCCGCTCTGCTGTTACTACTGCTGCTGGTGCTGCCGCCTGAGCGTCAGGCTGTCCGGCGCGACGCGAAGCTCTACTGGCGCGAGAATCGCTGCGAAGGCTTCGGCCCCGGTGACTGTTCCGTTCGCGAACCGCGAACCGCGAATCTGCGCGTGGAGTTCCAAGGCCGGACGGTGCGCCTCCTGGTGCGCTGCAAGGCGGCCGGCTGCGTCGCCGACGAGGCCGAGCTGGACGAATGGATCGAGCGCGCGCGCTCGCAACGCTAAGGAGTTTATGTACATCCCTACGACAACTATTCCGAGCACCTATTACATGTCGCCCTACGTGCAGCCTACGCACGGCTGCTGCCCAACGTGCGGGCGCTGCCGCTGCTGCGGCGGCAACCCCTTCCAGTCGTTCCAGCCGCTCGTCACTAGCGGCGTAGCGCCTTCCATCGACATGGACGCGATGCTGATGGCTGCGGCACAGACGGTAACGAAATGACGCTGCCCGAGCAGCAAGCCATCGCGGACTTGCGCCACCATGCGGGCTACCTGCGCCTCCTGGAGCTGCTGGCCGACAGCACGCGCGACGTCCTCGCCGAGGCCGAGCACGAGCGCGATCCTGACGTCCTGCTACGCCAGATACGCTACTGGCAGTTCCTGACCAAGGTCCACGGCTGGCTAGAGACGGCGCCGGCGACCATCGGCGACGAGCTGGCCCTGCTGCGGGAAGACGGCCTGCTTGGGCCGGACGCGCCCGTCTCGCGCAACGACGCATGGGCGCGCCGCTTCGCGCATAAGGACGTTCCTGCTAGTATCTAGCGACGCATATGGCAACTCCTACCAGCCTTACCCTTACCGACGAGCAGCTAGCGGCGCTGCTTGAACAAGCCACGAAAGTTACAGACCCGAACGACAAGCCGGCCGAGTCCGCCCCGCTCAGGTACCGGCTAGGCGACCAGCAGTTCGAGGCCAAGACGCCCGAAGAGATGCAGGCGCAGCTTGACGCCGTCATGCAGCGCGTCAACGCGACCGTCCAGCAGCTCCAGCAACAGGCGGCGGCCCCGGCGCCGGCCGCCGATAAGAAGGACGCGCCCGCCTTCGACCGCGAGCGCTACGCCGAGCTATTCCTGAAGGACCCGCTTGCGGCGGCCGACTACCTGGACGAGATCCGCTTCGGCATGCAGCAGCCGACTAAGGTGCTTAAGACGGTCATCCAGGACGTCGGCGCCATGGAACAGTCGCTAGCCGTCCAGCAGTTCATGAGCGCGGCCGGCGACTACGAGCCGACGCCCGAGAACTTCCGCGCCCTGTCCGAGACGATGGCGGCGTACGCGCTGCCGTGGAACTTTAACGGCCTGAAGCTGGCCTACACGCAGGCGAAGGCGGACGGACGTATCCGGACCAGCGACGACGCCGAGCCCTCTGGCCAGATGCTGTCCGGCAGACGCGCCGCGCCCGTCGCGCCGCGAGGCGGCCAGATGTCCAGCGCGGCCGTCGATGCGGACGTCCTGGCGCGCTTCGAAACCATGACGCCGGACAAGATGAAGGCGTTCCTTGAGGGGCTTCCCGGCAGCTGAGGGGGAAAAGTTCGCTTGTGGTAATATCCCTTCGACCCGAGGCAGTACTTACCGTCGTGAGACGGGAAGGCAGCAGCTACCGTCGCGAGACGGGAGGAGATTTCAACTTTGTATACGCCAGCCAGTAACACCACGACGTCCTCGGCCATCGCGCACCTCGCGATGGTGTACTACAAAAAGCGGGCGCTCTCGAACCTGAAGAAGAAGTTCATCTTCGCCGAGGCGTGCTCGATGGACGCGCTGCCGCGCCAGTCTGGCAAGACGGTGCAGTGGTTCCGCTACCTGCCGTCCGCGATCCTGCCGTCCAGCATCGTGACCAAGGACGTGGCCGAGGGCAGCGTGGGCGTCGGCATCGGCATGGCGACGACCACGGTCAGCGCCACGATCAGCCAGTATACGGACTTCGCGTCCGTCTCGGACTTGCTGAAGGACACGGCGATCGATCCCATCGTCGAGGGTATGTCGGACATGCTGAGCTATCGCGCGTCCTACATCGCCGACACGGTGACGCGGAACGAGATCGACAGCGCCGGCGCAACGGCGACGCTGAGCCTGCTTGGTAGCTACTACCGAGCGGCCGATGCGCGGAACGCGCGGCACCAGCTCCAGGGCCTGGACGTGCATCCCATGGAATCGGGGATCGCGAAGGGCTCCTTCCTGGGCGTCATCCACCCGTACGTCAGCTACGACTTGGTGAACGATCCGGCCGCAGGCGGCCTGATGGATATTTACAAGTTCACGGACCCCAGCCTCTTCGTCAAGAACGAGGATCGCGGCGCCGTGGCCACGGTCGGCGGCGTCAAGTTCTTCGAGAACACGAACGTCAAGGTCACTTCCGGCTCGCCGAACCGCTGGCGCGTCTACGTCTTCGGGCGTGACGGCATCGGCATCGTGGACCTGGAAGGACGCGGCCCGTCGCGCATCAAGGACCCCTCGAAAGAGCGCTTCGCTCTGAACGTGATTCCCGGCAAGGCCGATATCGCGGACCCCGAGGGCGTCATCGGCGCCATCGTGTCCTATAACTTCAAGTTCGCGGCCAAGATCCTGGACAGCCCGGCGCTGAGCGGCATCTACCGCTTCCGCGTCTCGGACGCGCCGTCCAGCATCGTCGGCTAAGCAGCTTAGGGAGCCTGCCGCAAGGTGGGCTCCTGCAACTTCTCAGGGAGAGAACATGGCAGCGATCAAAATTCCGGCCAACGTCAACAACAGCGGCGGCAACAGCGGCGTCTACAACCCGCTTTTCAAGTTTTCCTACTTCGTGACCGGCACGCCGGCCGCCGTAACGGACGTCCCCATCGGCGTACTGCCGTGCGCGGCGACCTACGTCGGCACCAGCGCGTCGCTGAAGACGGCGGGCGCGTCTGGCTCGATCACGCTTTCGCCCAAGGTGTTCGCAGTCGCGGCCAGTGCGGCGCCTGTGGCCATGAATTCGACTGACGCGGCCTTCGCTTCGACGGCCGTCACGACCAACGGCCCGGCCTCTACGCAGACCATCAACAAGGACGGCGTCTCGACTACGACGCATACGGGCACGACTGGCGTCACGGACGCGGTGCTGAAGACGGACAGCTCTGTCATCAACCGTTCGGCCGGCGACGTCGTCACGCTGACGACGTCCGGCACGTTCACGTCCAGCGTCGGCCTACAGGTCGATGTCTGGTTCCGCGACAACAGCGGCAGCATCTAAGGAGCTTAGGATGGCGAACTACTCGATCAACTTGACCGACAACGGGAACGGCTTCTATACCGTGACCGACGTCCACCGCTCGCCGACTACGCTGGCCAGCGGCGGGACCGAGCTGAACGCGGCCGACCAGCAGGCAGACGCGGCAAGCACCAACTCTGTCAGCCTGACGGACGCCCTGTACCGCGCGCACATCATGTGCGTGAACGACCGAGCCAAGAATGGCTAAGCCGTCCATGCCGCCGACGCCTAACGCGGTAGCGCTCCTGAGCGGCTCCGTGAAGCCTCGCCCGTCTCGAAAGCTGGCGAAGCTGTCCAAGGCGAAGGCGAAAGCCTGCTAAGCGCATGACGTTCTCGATCCATCTTACGGACGCAAGCGGCCACTGGGCCATTGCGTCCATCTTGCGCGACGCGACGGCTCCGTCTGGCGGCGACGACGTGACGACGCAGTGCGCCGACGCCGTGACGATGCCGCCTGCGGCTAGCCTGCCGCAAGCGCTACAGGTCGCCTCGCAGCGTTGCGCAGCGGCTTCGCGGATCAGCTATCCGCACAGCTGGGCTTCGATGCTGGAGCCCTGGTCCACGTACACGCACACCTGGGAGACTTACTGACATGGCCGCAGTGACCGTAACGACGCTGGCGACTTCGCCGGCCGCCGACCTTGCCGCGCTTAATACGAACTTCGCGAACACGTCGGCCTGGGCGCAGACTATCGCCGACGCCTTCCCGCTGGCCGCCATCGCGCGGACTGCTTCGGCGGACGGACTGACGACTGGCCTGATCGCGGACGGCCCGCTCTTACAGTTCATCTCCGTCACGTCTGCGAGCGCGAACAACATCATCACGCTGCCGACTCCGACCCCTGGGACCATCGTCGTCCTGCACGTCGCGGCTACGGGCTACGAGCTGCGGACCTCGGACCCGGAGACTATCGCCATCAATGGCGGCACGGAAGCCGGCGCCGAGTCTGCCATCGGCGCGAACACGACCGCGATTCTGGTCTGCGCGACGGCGACGAGCTGGAAGGGCTTGCAGATGGGCTCTGACGGCACGCTGGCACAGGTCGAAGCCGCAGCCGCAGCCTAAAGAGATCCCCTTTAGAAACACGAACGCCCCGCCGAGCACCAGCTCTAGCGGGGCGTTTCTGCGTTCTCTAGCTAGCGCTAGCCGCCTCGGCCGCCACCGCGACCGCGCGTCGCGGCTTCTTGGCCTTCGCCTCCTTCGCCGTCTTCGCTGCCGCCCAGCGCCTACGCTGCGCTTCAGCTATCGCCTTTCGGCCGGCTGGCGATATCCTATGCCTCCGCTGCGGCATGAAGCGGCGCGGCGCGGCCGGCGTACTCTTCCCGCCGCCTAGCTCGCGTCTTAGCTCCTCGATCTTCTGTTGAGCGGCCTCGATTGTGCTCTGGTAGCCAGTGATTGCAGCCTCCAGGAGGTTCCGCCGTTCGTCGTTTAACTTCGCCATATCCGTCTCTCCTTAAGCCTGTTAGAGGGCCTGTGTATGTTATACACCACTTGACGCGAGAAAGCGACGGCGTCCCATGTTGGAGAAAAAGGCGAAAAGTGTCCCATGTGGGGCTGGACTCGCTTTGTGCTCTGCCGTACACTTGGATCACGTTATGCGTCGTCGCGGTTGCCGCTGTATCGCGAACAAGTTGACCTGCTGGCAGTGCGTCGAGGCGCGCAAGTGGGACGCGCGCTGGAAGGCTAAGGGCTATGCGGACTTTGAGCAGCTTTACTATAGCCTACAGCCGCTAGCGCTAGGCGCGCGCCACTGGCAGGGCGCCACGGCTGGCGACGGCGACGCAGACTGGCCGGCGCGCCTTACGGCGCGGCGCGAGGAGGCTTATGCAGACTCTTAAGCGACTTTGGTGCCAGTTCTGGCACGACGAGCCCATGTGGCCTGTCTGCGGCCATTACAGGTGCCGGCGTTGCGGCATGCAGTTCGAATCTAGTTTTTAAGTTGCTGTTGACGCTAGCTGAGAGCGTTTCCGGACGGGGGTTCGATTCCCCCCACCTCCACCACCCACACCAAGCTACTTAGGGGGGTGTACTGGTTTCGACGGGACGCAGGGGGCTAGCCGAGGCAAGCGGTAGCCGACTACCGTCCCGTTGGTCTGAGCCGGGAAAAGAGCACTCGCTGTTAGCGCCAAGAGGCCGAGGGCTTTGGAACCGGACCCCAGCGGGGAACAGCGGAAACCACAGACGCCAAACCGAATGGTTTCGCGCTGCCGCTCGCGGCCTAGAAAGCCGTGAGTAGCGGGGGGCCGCCCGCGCCCCTGGCAACAGAACCTCCTCGCGAGGAGCGGGCACAAGTTCTGGCTCCAAAATCCAACCGGGGACTGTCGGATGTAGTCACAAACGTCTGACCACCCACACGAGAGGATGAGCGATTGACTGCGTTCGTGCTCTAGTCCCCGGTGGAGCCAGTTTACGACCCTAATGACCTACGAGCAAAGCCTGAAATTAGACCGCCGACCCCAGCACGACTGGCGCGTCAGCTTTCGCGACCGCTTCGCCGGCTTCGCCGAACGGCAGGCCGCGCGCGTCGCTACGCGCAAGGCGCGACAAGCCCGGTACCGGCCGACTATAGACAAGCGCGCCACCTGCTAAGATTCTTGCGGCGATGGCACTACCACGGACGGCACTGTTAAGCGGCACGGTGAGCTGGTCGAACGGCGACCTGTTCGACGGCTACGTCCTGCTGGCGCTCTCACTGCCGAGCGGCTATACGTACGCCTCGCCCATCGGCAGCTGGCCTAACTCGACGCTGCCGCAGTTCGTCCGCATCCCCATCACGGCCGGCGCCTTCTCCCAGCAAGTGGCCGTCTTCTGGAACGAGGACCTGGAGCCGCCTAACTGCCGCTACTGCGCCTACTGGTACGACGCGCAGGACACGCTGCTGTCCGGCCCGTCCGCTATCTTCGACATCGGCGCCAGCCCTTACGCCATCACCATTCCCACCTTGACCGTGCCGGCCGCAAGCGGCACGCAGCCGACCCCACCGAGCGCACCATCATGAACGTGACAGTTACTTCTGGCGGCATCTCCGCCCTGATCGCCGCGCTGGCGCTGATCGGGACGGCCAACGTCTACGTCATTAACGCCGTCTTCGACCGCCGCATGCGCCACTTCATTAAGGAGCTTAACGGCACGTACGTCCGTTCCTCCGGCGCGCACGTGACGGGACACGAGCTTGAGACGCGGCTAGAGAAGGCCGAGGCCGACGTCCGCGAGCTGCTGCAAAGGACCTAATGCTAGTCAAAGACGAAGCACTGCAAGCCCGCCACGCGCGCCAGACGGCGCACGCGGCCTACGCCGACCGCGTCAACGCGTACACGATGAACGAGCTGGGCCGCGCCCGCATCATGGAGTCGGACGACCTCGCGCCCAACAATCCGGAGCGCCAGATGGGCCGGCTTCTGACGCCGCACGAGTTCGAGACGCGGATCGTCGCGCGCCTGGGCGTCCCGAACCTGCTGTTCGAGGTCCATCCGACGAACCCTAACAAGCGCTGCATGTACCAAGTGCGCGGCGGCGAGAAGTGCCTGATCTGCGTCTACGAGGCCAACACGATGCCGGAATTCTCCATCGTCATGGGCGTCGTCAAGTGGGTGCCAGATCCGGACTACCTCGACGGCAAGACCGTCCAGCGGCGCGATCTGGAGGCCGACGCGCCCGCGCCCGTCAGTGAGGCCGACGCGGACGCCCTGGTCCGGCGACACGGCCTGTCCGGCGCGCTAGGCGAGCTAGACAAGCGCTACGCGGGACGCGAACCCTCGCGCCTCGGTATGAAGCGCATCGTCACGCCCGGCCCCGAGAAGGTTCGCGGCTGGCGCACTGTCCTGGCCTACATGGTCCAGCACGGGCTCGTCTCGCCCGAACAGGTCCGCAACGTGCTGCCGGACGCCGACCGCGCGTCCTGGGCCGGCTACATGGGCCGCACCGAGGCGCTAGGCGACTGGCTCAAGTAGGCTCAGTTCACGTCGAAGTGTCTCGTCTTCGCCTTGTGCTCCGCTACCTTCAGCAAGTCCATTAAGGCACGGCGCGCTGCCTCCCGCTCCAGCCGCGAGCGCCGCGCCACGTAGCCGGCTAGCAAGGCATTGACAGCCGTCAAGGCGCAGTAGGACAGCGTGACGGCTGTATTGATCCAGTCGAAGCGGACGGACAGGCGGCCTAGATGGTACACGGCCATAAGGAGAGCCGCAGCCGCTCCTGCGCACAGCAGCAACAGGACGTGCCTCATCGCCTGGGACCGTGTCCTGGCTGGCCGGCGTGCAAGTGGCACGCGACGCACTCGCCGTAGTCGTTGACGCCGATGAAGCCGCACCCCTCGCAGAGCGCGGGGTAGCACTCGCCCGGCAGCAGCGTAGGCGCTAAGCCGCCTAGTCCGGCCAGCTCCGTGTGGTCTTCGCCGAACAGGTCCAGCGAGCACTGCTTGCAGAATTCAGCCATACCTTTCCTTGTTGAAGACTGCGACCCTCATGCCGCCTCTACGCTCTCGACCTCATAGTGGCCGCCCCGCCCCGGCTCGACCCACGGGCCAAGGCCGTAGTTTATCAGCACCATCCGGATCGGCGGCTCGCCGCCCTTCGCGAATGGCGGCATCGTGTCGAACAGGACCATGACTACGTAGCTGCTCGCCACTTCTGACGAGGCGTCCGTCACGCCCTCCAGCACGCCGACCGCCGCCCGCTCTGGGGAGCCGTGCGGAAACACTCTTACGCTGTCACCTGAACACATCGGACACAGTGTAGCGCATCCCCGCTTCCGGCGTGCGCGGAAACGGTACTAAGGCATTTAGGGGAGGAAAACGGGCAAGCTGCTACGATCCCTTTGCACTTATGGGCAAACAGAAAGACCCGTTGGACGATATGTCAGAACAGCTTACACTGGCCGCGCACTCAGGCGGCGCTGCTTTCCCGCCCGAGCTTGCCGTCCTCCTGCAACGAAAGTTGGCGCGCGAGCTAGCCAAACAGGACCAGGACGAGGAGGAGCTGCGGCGCCTCCTGGCCGCCCGCTCCGAAGCGTTCAAGCAGGAGATCGAAGGCCGGAAGCGCGCGCAGGAGTTCTGCCCGCACCGCAAGGAAGACAACCGCAGCCGCATCGGCGGCCAGCGGCTTAGCGACGGCACGGTCCTTTACTTGTGCCAGTACTGCGCGAAGGAGTGGCGCGGGACGGAGCTGCCGCCCTCGCTAGCCATCCCGTTCGAGCTGGTCGGAGGCTAAGGCTAGATGGCGCTCTACACGCCGAACGAGGCGCTGCTGTTCGCCAAGACGATGGTCAAGTCCATGCCTCTGACGGACACGACCGTCAGCTACCAGATCCTGGACTACGTCTCGGCTATCATGTGGATGGCCGCGCCCTGGTCTTGGACGCTGGGCGTCCTGACTCCGACCGCGCTCGTCGCCGGCCAGATCGACTACGTCGTCACGATCCCGGCCGACTTCGCATACCTGGAGTACGCGTACCTGACGGACGGGAAGACGGAGAACGTCCTGCACGTCGATCCGTACCTGCCGGCCGCGACGAATGCGGGGCTCGTGACGAAGGTCGCCTCGACGGCGACTGGCGTCCGCGTCCATCCCAAGCCGCCCGCCTCCTACACGCCGACGCTGTTCACGCTCTACAAGAAAACCCCGCCCAAAATCTCGGCTGCGAACTATACGGTGGCCGGCGTCCACGGCGTACCCGACCAGTGGGCCTGGGTCTACCAGCTGGGCGTCCTCTGGCTGGCCTACCACTATGCGGACGACCCGCGCGCAGGCGTCGCGACGGTGGGCGCGGACGGCCGCGTCCAGTATACGGGCTTCCTCGGCGCCTTCCAGGACGGGCTGAACGTCATGCGCCGTTCCGAGAAGCTGCCGCTGCTGCTGGGCGGCGAGAAGGAGCAAGGCTGATGGCGCGCACCTACACGTACGCGGACGTCCTGAACTTCGTCGGCGCGAACTTCAACAAGGTGCTGACGGACGCCTACGGCGCGATGCTGTGCGACCAGACCGCCTCTATGGTCTGGAATGCGGCCGACTGGCGCCAGTCACTAGGCAGCTTAGCGCCGTTCTACCTCTCGCCGCTCGAACAGGACTATGGCGCGCCGCTGGTCCAGGTCCCGACCGACTTCCTGGGGCTGCGGACGGCGAACCTCGTCTACGTCCCGACGCAGCCGCCCTCGCGCGAGCCGCTGCACGTCCTGCGCCAGCTCGACAAGACGGACGCCTGCGGCCTGCCGTCCGCGATCAGCTACGAGCCGTCCGTCCGGAAGTTCCGGCTAGACAAGCTAGCGCCGAACGGCGCGGCTGCGTCCGCCTACATGGTGGAGGGGACGTACAAGCGTACGCCGACCAAGGTGCTAGCGACGGACCTAGCCAGCTCGACGCTGCCATTCGACGACGCGTACCTGCGCGTCTTCACGTCCGGCCTCCTGTACAACTACTTCGCCGCGACGTCCGATCCGCGCGCCGGCCAGATCCAGCACGCGCGTAACGGCAGCTCGACCTGCACCGGCCAGCTCGCCGTCTTCCTGGACGCGCTAGCCGAGATGGCGGCCGACGAGCAGCTGAACCTGGGCGACCTTACGATTGCTCCAGCGGCTCCTTTGGTGGTCTGACGAGCCGTGGGCGGGGCTGGGAGCTAAGCTGCGCAAGCGCCTCGCGCGCCTTCTTCAGATGGCGATGCGCGACTTCGTAGGCCGGATGCTCGCTGTCGCGGCCCTTAGCTAGACAATACTCCGCGCACAAGGCGACGTGGCTATGGACCAGCTCATCGAATGGGTCCTCGAAGTGTAGATTCATAGCCTCATTAGACCAAACTCACGTCCCAGCTAAGATCCCTTTGGGAGTTTCTATGCCAGCTGGACGTTTCTCGTTCCCGACGCCGACGACCGAGACGGCTCTTTCCGGCCCGCGAGGCGCTACGGACGGCCGCGCCGGCTCCGTCGATGGCGGCGGCTCGCCGTTCGCTACGTCTGGACCGCCGCCCGGTCCGCCCGTCAAGGACTACCACGCGGCCGAGGGTTTCGTGGACTGGGGCGGCGGCGGCTCGCCACGCCAGCCTGACGCTGTCGCGGCGCTGCGGGGCGACTTCCTGGGCTCGACGGCCGCGCCGGACGGACGCGGGACTGCGCCGACTGCGCCGACTACGTCGGCTCCGTCCGTCTTCACGCCCTCGCCGCTCGCCGGCTCGAACACGTACGGCTACCGCTTCGACGCCGCTACCAACCAGTACGTGGACGCTAACGGCAGGCCGTCCAGCGCCGCTACGCCGCCTAGCGCGCCCGCCTACCAGCCGGCTGGGCCGAACCCGTTCGGCATCCAGGGCGGCGGCCTGATGGAGAACCCCTCCTTCACGGCGCAGGCGCAGGGCTTCTCCAATATGTCCCTGAATCCGAACTACTTCGCGACGCCCGAGGCTGCGGCCTCCGTCGCGTCGCAGCTGGGCGGGACGCTGTTCACGCAGAACCATGCCGTAGGCGGCATCGCGCCAGACCAGCAGATGGTCCGGCTCCCGAACGGCCAGGAGGTCAACGTCGGCAACCTGATGGCCGTCCTGAACAATCCCGTCTGGCAGCAGAACCAGGGCGTGATGAACCAGGAGATCCTTAACTTACTTAATGGCGCGAACCATGCGCTGCCGACGAACGGCTCCTACGTCTGGCAGAACGGCCAGCTCGCCTACAACCCCGGCGCCCAGTGGCAGGGCGCGCCGCAGACCGTCGCCGATCCCGCCCAGTACGCGAACTGGGTCGCCGGCCAAGCCGCGCGTGGCTACCAAGTGCCTTACCAGAACTACGTCGCGACGCCCGCCCAGCAGGCGGCCGGCCAGACCACGCAGGGCCAGCAGAACGCCTACGCGCAAGCAGCCGCTCAGCCGCAGACGCAGCAGATGGGCGGCGCGCAGCCGCAGAACCAGCTTGCGCAGCTCGCCCAGTTCTTCCAGCTGTTCAGCGGCGGCAGCAACTTGCAGTCGGCGCAGCCGCAGGGCGGCCTCGACATGGGCTCGCTGTTGCAGCTCCTGATGCTGCTCGGCGGCGGCCAGTCGCAGACGGGCGGCCTCTACCAGCGCAGCCAGTATCCGCGCTTCCCGTAAGCCATGGCGCAAGCTCCACAGTTCGACGCAGGCCAGATCCCGCTGGCCGTCTCCTACGACGTCCTGACGCCGGAACTAGATCCACG